CGCGCTTCTTCAAAATACTCCGCTTTAGAACTAAACTTTTCAATTTCGCCTAAAAGCTGCTGATTTTGCGCTTGCTCTTGCTGCTGTTTCCAACCTATGACTTCGCCACGAACATTATTTAGTTCGTTTTGTAGTGCATAAATTGTTGGGTCAACCCCTTGTGGGAAATTGACTTCATTTAAGTTTACTCCATATTGTTGCGCTAATCTACTAAATAATTGCAATTTATCTTGCCCATTACTTGTCCGCAACATATGGTCGGCCTCTAACAAAGCTTTAACCGCTTTGGGAGTATCTAAACCCATGCCCTGAATTGTTGGCAAATAAGGGTTAACCACCTCGTTAATCTGATCCGCAAACTGCGCTTTAGAGATTAAAGGCTCAACGCCCTTGCGCATTTGTTCCTCACGTTGCCAAGCATACTCTTGCATCCTTGGGTCGGCAGTTTGCCAAACTTCGTGATAATCCTTCTTCCAACTAGCGGGCGCACGCTTCCAAACGGGTTCTTCTGCGGGTTCTTCTGCGGAGTTGCTATTAGTAGAAGTAAATTTTCCCGAGTCCTCACGTTGGTATTTGGCGGGTTCGGCTTGCGCTACCTCATCAAATTGTTGTGCAAGTAACTCACGCCTGTTATCGGCTGATTCTGTTGGGACAATGGGTTCTGTAGTATCCAAAGTTTATCTCCTGTGATATTTCATCTGATTGGCTTGCTCACGCAATGAATTCATTATCTTGTTGGCTTCGTTGTGGGTCATATTGCCCAACTGTTGAGCCAAAACCTCACGCCTTTTCTCGCTAGAGGGTGCGGTGAGTTTTGTTTCCATTGATTCATTGCCCACCTCAATACATCCATTTGCTCTAAGATGTTCACGGTGTCGGCTTCGGCTCTGTATTATTGAGCCATCAATCATTGATTGGTAAGGAGTAATGTCACCCATAATCATAGGTGCATCGGTTTCGTCATTGGCTTTGTGCTTTTCAACCAATTCGCCATTACGCATAACGTAAGTTGTTCTCATAGTAACAAAATTTCCTCGTCATCTGATTCGATGTGGTCGTCCCAAATTAACTGCATTTTGTCCAAATTTGACACCATTTTGTCGATGTCTGTCAATGTGACATTTTGCTTGGTTTTAATTGTAGCAAATGTTTCAGCATAAGGCGCAATTATTTCTTCGGGTATTTTGCCCTCAACAATGCGCTCGTATGCCGCAAGAATCTCATCCCTACGCTTTTTGTTCTTCTCTTGCTCACGTTTTAATTGTTTTTTGAGCTTATCGGGGCCTGGGTCATGGGTGTCGTCAATGAAAATAACAGGCTTAACAGCCGTTACATTGCCCACTGAGCCAACCGCTTGGACACCCGTTAATTGAACAACTATTGGGAATGTGGCAAGAACATTTCCCACTGATCCCGTAGCTGCAACGCCCGATAATTGAACCGTGTTTGCATCAGGCGCAATCCCCGTTGCTCCCGTTGCGCTAACCCCCGTTAATGCGGCACTAACCGCAACACTCGGGCTGCCAACGCCACCCGTAGCTTGATTGCCCGATAATGGGAGGCTATCCCATTGAGCGTCGTCCCAAGTACCCGTTCCCCACGGCCCTTGTGCCATTATGCAATACGCAAAAGACCTGTGGATGCGTTGTTAGTAGGCATGGTTAACGTGAAAGTCCCAGCCGTTACTGTTTGCGATCCAAAGTTGTGAACGCTAACCGCTTTGTTACTCGCGCTTGAGTTATAGATTAAAACAGCATCAAATGCCGTTGTAATCGTCAAAGCAGACCATGAAAAACTAGCCGATGGCGTCCAATATGCCGTTGTTCCATTGGTTGCGGGTGCATTTGCATTGGTAACCGTAACGCCCCCCGCTGTGTATCCCGTGCCTGAAGTGTTCGTAACTTCATCAGTTACCGAATAAACGGTTGTTCCCGCACCCAAACTGCCACTTGCAAAGTACAAAGCCGCTTTAAAGGTGTTGCCCGTGCTTGGCGTGAAATTGTGCGTTCCCGTAAGCAATTCGCCCTTGAAACTTGTACACATTGCCGTTGAATTCGCCATTTTGTTTCCTTAAAAAGATGAGGCAGCGCCATCAGCAACGGCTGCGTGTTTAAGTTTTACATGAACCGAACGATGCACTAACTCATTTTCATGCCAATATTCAACCCACGCAATTGTTTCCGTGTTGGTGTCGGATTGACCTTCCCGCTTTTCAAGCAAGGATTCATCCATTTGCCCTTTAGTGGTTTCAATCATTTAACAACCTCTACGCCAACGGCTTTGCCATCAGGCCCGCGCACAATTCTCTTTGGCGCGGCAATCATGTCAGCCACTGCTTTCATCACTTCTTTATTGTCACTCTGATTTTTCATCATTTCTTGCATTGTTCCAACAGTATTGTTGTGGCTTTGCATAATTTGTTGATTTGAATTGTTTACCGTGTTCATCATTGCCTCAATCATGCTTCGCATATCTTGATTCATTAGTGATTGAACTTGTTGTTGTGCGGTTATGTCATCGGGGTGCATAGACGCTGAATGATTGATCTGAGCCACACGAATCTTAGTGCTTGCATCCAATTCGGCTTTAAAGCGCTCCATTTGTTGCTCACGTTCAAGTTTTGCACTTTCCAATTGAGCCGTGAATTGTTGCTTTTGCGCTTCGGCTTGCATTTCGGCTTGCACCTTCATTTGCTCCATTTGCATCTCGGCCTGTATTTTGGCCTGATGTAGTTGAGCATCAAATTGCGCTTTAGCTTGCGTGGCTTGCATATCCGCTTGCACACGCATTTGCTCTGACTGTTGTTGCGCTTGCAACTTAATCATTTCAGGGTCAGGCTTGGGCTGCTGTGGTTGTGCCATCTTTTCCTTGATTTGGTCAAGCGCTTGGTCAATGACACCCTCAAGTTGCTGTGATGACTTGAACGCACTTACGCCAAACTTCATGACTTCCATCAATACAGGTGTCATTTCAGGGCTTGCTTGCGCAACGGGCATGGCTTGTTGTAGGAATCCCGCAAACGCACCAATAAACTCGGTACGCTCACGCTTTATTGCCGCTTCATCCAATTGCACCAAACTATCTGCCGCCACCTCAATCCTGAAGTTGCGCAATGGCTTGTCTTTAATTAACGCCAAAGCCTGTGGAATCATCTGCTGATCCACGGGTTGCATTTGACTAGCCGCTGCATACATCATTATCGTTTGCGGTTGGAACTTCGTGCAAATGATCTGCGCTTTAAGTCTAATCAAGTCGGAGGCAAAAATTGCCACTTCCTCTTGCATAGAACGCAATCTAAGGCTTGCAAATTGTCCCTTGATTTGTTGGGCAGTAGCGGTTTCGCTTGCTTGTGATGCGCCCCTCAAGATGTCCGACAAACCCGTGATTTCATAGATTTGTTGCTTGATTTCTTGTCTTGCTCGGTAGCATTGAAGCAAAGCATTAGCCAAGGTGTCCAAGGGGATAAGGTCAATTGCACCCTTCAAACCGCCTTTTTCACTAAACGCCATCCACTTATCAACAGGAATCAAGGAGTTATTGTCACCCTCGGTCAATAGTCGTTGCAATGCGGGGACGCTTGAATCGTAAACACCACGGACACGCAAAGATTTAACTAAGCCATCAATGCGGTCACTCAAGATGTCCAACTCATTAGCTTGGTCTTGATAGAGTACAAAGTCAGGCACAGGCACAAGGCTATCGCTTGTCATCGTTGCATACAAAGGCTTGCAACATGGGAAAAACTGCTCTAGCTCTAACGGATCATCCCGTACATCAATGAACTTGTTGCCTTGCTTGCTGAACCAATAAACCTTGGCGGTATCTTTGTCCCACAACTCGCAAATCTTTGCCCGTGTGTACTCTTTTTGGCTGCTTGCATAGTTTGACAATGGGTCAGGGCCACTATCCAACGGGATGTTGCGTGCAGCTTCCTCACCAAAACGCTCAACTAGCGCATCTTTGGTCATGTACACCCAACGCCAAACTTGTGTGACTTCTTCCCATGTACGGGCAACGCTGTGACCAAAATCAGCCCAATGGACGTAATCAGTTGGTGCGCACTCGTACTCAATTTGCTCCATCGGCTCAACTTGACCCGCAGTGTAGTCTTTGGTTTCGGCCTCGTCCGAATCTTCGGTGACTTGCAAACCATCATCGCTTTCGGGTGATTCGGGTAGGCCAGGCACTTGGACAACGTGCGGCTCATAACGAACCCATGCCACGCCACGGCCTCCCAAAAACCGATCTTCTACGGCATGACGCATCGTGCTTCTAAAGTCGGTGTAATGTTCAATCTCAAAATCTAGCGCACGCTCAACCAATGTGGATGCGACACGCCCGATTGGGTCATTGTCGCCAAACCTACGGCTTACATCGGCCTTTGGCATCTTGCTATAAACAGCGGGAATTAAGGTTGAAACATTTGACCAAAGAATATTGAACTTAGCGGTGTCATTGCCGCTTGCGCTGCGGGTGTCATCCCGATAACGCCTAATGATTTTCTTGGTGCGTGCTTCCCACTTCTTAAACTCGTTGTCGTAAGTGGCAATAAGGGTGTTGTACTTGTCAACTTCCGTTGGGACTAATTCAGCCATTTTTGTTTCTTTCAGAAATTGCTCTTGCCTTAGCTCGGGCATCTTCTTTTGACGATGCGCCCCATGCCTTCAAAGCAAGTGCTAGCCGTGTGGGTTCGCCATTCTTCTCCATCGGGCCATTAGTTGCACCCATACGCGCAAGGAAAGATGCACGCCTTGGGTTGTCTCCTGACTTTACGGGGGGCTTTAGCTTCCCGCCCGTTTCCGCTGCATAACTCGCCCGCCCCTTGGCGTTTAACCCGCCTTCGGGGTTCTTACCTTCTTTGCGAGTCCATGCGGCAGTCATTTGTTCTCAGGCTTTGCAGTCTTAGCAGCTTGTTTAAAATCTTTGTCGGTAGGGGCATCTTTACTACCCACTTTGTTCATCTTTTCGCCTGAACCCGCTTTGATTCGCTCTTGTTTTGCCAAGATGTTGGCATAAAGTCCAGCTTTAGACATGATTAAGCCGAGAAGATGCCAACAGCCAACACTTCAACACCCGCGCCCGTGGTGATCTTCCATGCGCCATTTCTAGATATGGTGTTCAATTCAATGTTGTATTGACCAACGCCACCGCCAGGCAATGCGGGCAGTATCGTATGGCTAAAGCTAGCGCCATCAAGCAAAATAACACTACCTGTTGCGGCAGTTGATACAGTGCAAGCTAGGCGGTGAATGTAATCCCCCGCTGCGCCTGTGCCGCCCAAGACTTGCGCAGTTTGACTTGCGGCAACGTGTTCATATTGGTAGCGGTAGGGGTCTGCTGTTCCACTCATATTCGATTACTCCTTGCGGTTTGTTTGTGGATTGCCCACATATCGTTCATTGTGACTTCGTTTTCAGGGCCAACAATCAACACTTTACTCGGGTCAGGCGGTTTATCTTTAGGTTCTTCCCGCCAACTAATTGCTAACATTCTCATGGCATCAGCGGGGTGACTTGTCCAATCGTGCTTGGGCGTTTGCCTAAAAGCCTTCTTGTCCTCATCATATTCACGCTGATACTGTCTCAACGCCTCTATGCCATCGGCACACTTCTCGGCATCAAACCAACATCTAGGCAATGCTAAACGCACCGCTTGAATACCATCTTGAACGGTCAAACTAGGCACAATTGCCAAGTTGTTGATGCCCAATCCGACTGCCATTTGCTCAATTACTGACTTCCCACCGCTTGCCAAAGTCCTTGCCCTTGCATCATGCGGTAAGTAGTGCTTTCCGTAATTGTATGGTTTTTCTTTGATTTTTGTAACAAATTCTTCGATTGTTCCACCAGAAAGGGCAAAAAAATCAACAATATGGATTTCACCCGCAATGACTTGATACCACCAAATTGCCGTGTCATCGGTGTGACCCAAGTCCCAGGCCGTGTGCGTCTTGACCTCAATTTGGTTCTCAACCTTGGTGATGCGCCCATCTTCGCTCACCTTACGCATCTCAGTTCCCCAAATTGCACCAAGAATTGCCGCCTCAAAACTACACTCATATTCTTGCAAATACTGATCTTCTGCCAATTGTGCTTGCGCTGCTTGTAACTCTGATTCGGGCAATAACTTGGATTTACTGGCGGGCAATGACAAGGTAAACCACTCGTTTGGTAGTCTTTTGCTTGTCTCGTAAATGTCCCAAAACTGATTTTTTCCTTTGGGCGTACCCCCAAATACGCACCAACCCTGTTTATCAGATAAAGCGGGCCTGATTACGTTACCCCACACACTAGGTTTAAAGTCGCCATATTCATCAAGGTAAAGGCCATCAAAGCCTAAACCACGCATGGCATCCGCATTATCAGCCCCAAACAGCCTAATCTTTGCACCGTTTAACAGTTCAATGATTAAGTCGCCTTCATTGCTTGACTTGGCAATGGGGCGGGAAAAGTATTTGAGATAGTCCCAAGCCACACTCTTGGCCTGGCTTCTGTAGGGGGCAACGTACCCAAACAAGGGCATGGGGCTTTTGCAAGTGATTGCCGCCCTGATAAGGTCATTGATAGCCGCAACGGTTTTACCCGCCCTTCGGTGAGCAACCAAACAAGCCCATCGCTCATTTCTAGCGTGAAAATCCCTGAACTGCTTTCTAGGGCTGTAAGGGATTTCTATAACTCCGTTTGCCATCTAATAACCATTTCAGACCCATCAGGGCCACTGTGTTCTACTGCTTGGGTTTCTTTCCATCTAGCCCTAGTCTTTAGCCAAAAGATAGCAGCGGCAGTATTGCCGTTCTTAGCCTGTTGAAACAAGGTCTGCCCTATGCTTGCGTTGGCATCGATGCGCCCATCGTCCAATTCCTTTTTGTAATACTTCACTAACGTATCCGAGCTAATCTCTAGCTTGGTCGCAATGTCTTCAAAGGTAATGCCAACCGCTGCCAGTGTCTTTACTAGTTTCTTATTCTCATCGCTTGGAGTGTATTTTTTGCCCTGTTGCATTTATATCTCCGAAAGTTCATTGTTAGCGTTTACTAACATGGCTTTCTTGCCTGTGAAATCTTCCCAACGCTTTACTATGACATCGCAATATTTTGGGTCTAATTCCATAAGTCTTGCATAACGTCCATGCTTTTCAGCAGCAAGCATAGTTGTTCCACTTCCACCAAATGAATCCAAAACAATATCACCACCTTTTGTGTTATTAAGCATTTGGTATTCAAACAAAGCCACAGGCTTCATAGTAGGGTGTTCGCCATTTCTGCTTGGTCTATCAAACTCAAGGATAGTGGTTTGCTTACGGTCGGTTGCCCACAAATGGCCTGCGCCTTCTTTCCAACCATACAAACAAGGCTCATGTTTCCAATGGTAGTCCTGCCTGCCCATCACGATAGATGACTTCTTCCATATAAGGCATTGGCGCACAGCCCAACCAGCATCTTTAGCCGCACCCCTAAAGTTGTAGCCCTCACTATCAGCGTGCCAAATGTAGAACACCGCTCCTGGCTTCAACACCAAGTCAGCAGTCACATACGCATCCCTTAAGAATTGCCTAAATTCTTCATCAGGCATTTTGTCGTTAAGGATTTTTAATCCATTTTTTCGCTCTGGGTTGGCATGGTTACCGCCTTGAACTGCCACATTGTATGGAGGGTCTGTCAGCCACATATCAACAAGCTGACCATCACATAGCTTTTCCATGTCGTTAACACTGCATGAATCGCCACACATTAGCCGATGCTTGCCTAATAGGTAAATGTCGCCTAACTTAGTAATTGGCTCGTCAGGCACATCAGGAACAGCATCCTCGTCTGTCAGCCCTTCCACCACCTCTGGCTCAAGCAATGCAGCCAACTCTTTAGGGTCAAACCCTAATATGTCCAAAGCAAAGTTGTCAGCCAATAAGTCGTTTAACTCAATGGTCAGCATCTCGTTGTCCCACCCTGCGTTCAATGCCAGGCGGTTGTCGGCAATGATGTAAGCCTTGCGTTGGGTTTCTGTCAGGTCTTTTAGCTCAATAGTAGGTACTTGCTTATATTTCAGCTTTCGGGCTGCCATGACCCGTCCATGCCCCGCAATGATGCCGTTATCCCCGTCAATCAGGATTGGGTTAGTCCATCCAAACTCTTTGATGCTTGCCGCTATTTGGGCAATCTGATCTTCCGAGTGGGTGCGGCTGTTGTTTATGTAAGGAATTAAATCTTCAATTTTGCGTTGAATTATTTGCATTTCAGTCATTGCTTGCACCTTGTCGGGTGAGTTGCGTTAAAGGCTTAGTCCAAATATTTAAGTTTGTACAAGGTTGAATCGATGTTTTCTTGAATGTTATCCACAAGCTGATTAAGTTCCGAGTCTTGGGGCAATTGCTTTCTAATGTCCATTACAAACTTAGATAACACTTCAAAATATCGGATTGGGTCAGGGTTTGGGGGATGATACTCATTGGGAAACTTCTTGAGCTGCCCATATTTACCCATGTATGCCTCGGCATAGGCATCTGTTTGGTCAACGATTAGGTCATAGAACGTGCCAAGAGCCATGTGCTTGCTAAAGCTATTAGTTGTCCAGTGCATTAAGTGGGCGTTTGTGCCGCAGTGCAGTAGTGCTAGGACAAAGTTTGACACATAGCCTGAGTATTTATCCATGCTTTTTCCTAAAAAAAGTGGTGAGATTGCATTTTAATACAGTCTCACCACAAGGCAACTACAATTTCAGTATAACGGAATTGGGACATCTTTGGGCCATTGATTGCTTTCAACTAAGTTATCCACAGTGCTTTGATGGGCTTTTTGCCACATATCCTTGCGTTCATCCTTGGATAGATGCGCACCTTGGTCAATTTCGTAATGGCATTTAAGGCAAAGCGCAGCCACTAAGTTGTCATCGGCCTTGATGCCTTTACCCTTACCACCACCCCAATTGCTGTGAGCCGCCTGCACCCCGTTATCTATGCCACAGTTTTGACAGGCTAAACCCGCCACTAGCTTTAGGAGTTTTTGGCTTCTCACATATTGGTGTTTCAGGTATTGTGTCATCGGTTATTGCGTATTCTCTTGTTAGGTATTTATGTCCGTCAGCGCAAATTCGCTTTCTTAATATGAACTCAGGGTTTGCCCTAGTGTCCATAACTTTGTTGTGGCGGGTCTTACATATGGGACACATCATGTGTGTTTTTCCTCGATGTTGTAAAACCAATCATCGCCCGCTGACCATTTGCGAGTGCCATCAACCGTCCAAAGTCTTTGTGCGGCTTTGAAATCAGGGTGTTTTGTCTCCGAGGGAATCAGGCTTTGGTCATACCACAGGCATCGGTTGTTGGGTTGACAGGCAAATTGCCCGTTTTCTAGTGCAATAAAGTTAAAACTCTTGTGTTCCTCGGCTTGCTCAGTGAAGCCCGTGTCAAGCTCCATCCCATCCGCACAAAAGTCAACGGTGAACAAATACCGCCCAAAATGCCATTCTTTGTCTTTACCAAAAAACTTAACGCCCAAGTTACGCAACCCAATCTTCTCAAGGATTGTGAACTTGTAGCCCATGCAATCCCACAACTGTAAGGTGTCGATAGGCAAATTACCCGCATCGGTATGCCAAACATAGGCATGAATAGGTAGCTTGTCATACAAAGCGCCATATGCGGGTAGTAAGGATTCTATGCGGAATACTTGACCCCTCAAGGCTTTAAGACTAACCCATATTGCGGGTTCAAGCTCACCATGCCCCTTGTGATCGTTGTATAAAAACTCACGTTTTACAAAACATTTCATAGGGGGCAACGATGCGATTATGTAACTCATGCCTCAATTCCTTTTTGTGCCATCCAACACAATAACCACTCAATAAACTCCGAACCTTCTTCTTTGGTGAATTTGTGGCTTTGAACGCCTAGTTGCACCACCCTTTGACCGTCTAGGCTTGGTACTACCCGCCCAATCTTGCGCCCCGTGTCGTTAGCCCAAGCGTCAATGAGCAACCTTTTCCAACATTCCGCATCCCAATCCGACCCCGCAACCTTCATTTCTTTGGTTACTTTGTCAATCAGGGCGTGAAACATATCGTTTTGCTCATTGCTTCGGTTCGCTTTTTTGACCTCAAGGCGTAGCTGCTTGCCCGCTTGCAAGGTTTCTTTGATCTTGGGCCAAAGGTCTTTCAAAACGGTGTGGGCTTGTTGGCTATTGTGTAGGGTGAAAATCATGGCTTGAATCCTATAAAGTAGGCTACCAATCCCCAATGGACAATGATTAAAACAACCAAAATAGCGTAAACAGCTTTGTTGCTCATGTTTGCCTCACCAAAATTTCAACTTTTGCAACCGTGCCGTAAACTTTTGTTGCATAGATTGATGTAATTTGCGAATCGTTGCCAAACACAATTTTGTCCATGCCATCGATGACCGCTTTGACAACATTATCTAAATCGGGGCGTTTGGTGTGTTTTTCGGTATCGTTTAAACAAGCCTCATTGCGTTTTTTGGAGTAAGAGGGGGGAACGGGAAAGGTAACGTAAATAAACGCCTCTAATGCCCCTTCTAAGGCTTTTGACGCACCCATTGCCGCCTTTGCCATCATTCCCACCTCGGTTTCATAGGTCTTGGTCTTTTCGGGTGTGTAGGCAACGGGAAACTTTCCCCTTGTGGAAAATCTTGGCCTTCCTTTGGCAACGGGATGCCCGTACACCGTGAACATGATGGAAATCATTTCTTGTCCTTTTGTTCGTTCATGCGCTTGCGTAGGTCATCGGCAGCCGCTTGCCCACGTTTCTTGGCTATGTCCAACAGGGTTTGTTGCCACCAATATTGGGCTTCCCCCCGTCCTTCCTCTAGCGCTTTCTTGCGGTAACGCCTGATCCATTCCATTGCTTCCATTTGTCTCATAGTCTCCCGTAAGTTCAAGCGCTCTTGTGATGACAAAGTGGCTAAATTGTTGGCCTTCTCTGACACGATTGAGGATTGCTGTGGCTTCATAGTGATTCACTTAATTTCCTCCAGACTGCTGCGACCACTTGTGGAACTTGTCCGTTGCCAATGGCTTTAAGTCTGTCCACTCTTGCGGCCACCCCATCAGCCACTCGACCCACTCGGGGTTCAACGGCCCACCAACCTGAGCCGCTAGGGGTATCTCGTTCCTTTCGTATTCCGAGGGATACCCTTTGTCTTTGTGCATCCTGGCTACTGGTGTGGGCCAAAGTCTTGGATTGTTCACTTGATCGACCAATCTGATTTGGATGGGCTGACCATTCTTTCGATGAT